AATACCAAGCCGAACTTGATGCACTTGACATAAACACTTTGACCTATGCAACCGCGCATGACTTAAAGTTGTTTGGTGGGTTTTTTATTGAAGTGATTTGGAGCAACGACCGCACGGTTATATCAAAGCTTAACGCGATACCATTCGAAGAATGCCGCATTGCGGTTAATCAAGATGACGATAGTGAAATAGGAATCTTTCACAGCTACGATTGGAGCAATACACGCAAGAAAAAGAACACACCTGAGTTTATTCCTAAGTACAACTACCTAACACGTGAGCAGGAGCCACGTCAAATCTACTGGTGCTTCACTTATACAGGCAGCGACACCTACCCTCGCCCCGATTACTGGTCTGCCATCAACTACATCGAGTTAGATAAGCAAATTTCTATATTCCATATCAACCAAATTTCAAACGGTTTATTCCCTTCTACTATCATTAACTTCTACAACGGGCAAGCAACGCCTGAGCAGAAGCAACAAATGATGATGGACTGGGAGAACAAGATGAGTGGTGCGCGTAATGCAGGAAAGGTTGTGATGTTCTTTAACGAGCGCGATCAACCAAAGACTGAAATTACACCATTCCCCGTTAACGATGCGGACAAGCAGTATCAACTAATGGATACTACCGCAACTCAAAAGATTATTACAGCCCACCGCGTGACTACGCCTTTGCTGTTTGGTATTCGCGACACTGGCGGTGGATTTGGTAGCAACAAAGATGAAATGGCTACGGGTCTTGAAATATTCAACAAACAAGTTGTAGAACCGTATCAGGCAAAAATCAATAAAAGTATTGAGGAACTACTTAGCAAACAATTGCCCGGTGTAACTTTCGAAATTGTACCCAACACACCACTTGTCATTGAACAAAAAGCTGAAGTAGTTGAAACAACTGTCGAGCCTGTTGTTGCCTCGTCATTAGACACTGAACAAATTAGTTCAATTGTACAGGCCACATTGATGGCTTTTGAAAAAAAAAAAGTAGCTGCTGAAGAAACGGTAGGTGATGCGCTTATTGCACTTGGTGAAGATTGGAAAGAGGAATGGATTTTAATTGATAGCTACAACGCAGATGAGGAAATTGAACACGAGTTTGCAGTCCGCACAGGTGCAGCTCGACCAGCTGCTAAGAGTGAGCAGGATGCCATTATCGATGGTAAGTATTTTATTACTCGTTACGTTTACGCAGGCAGCTTTACTCATGATAATATGCGCCCATTCTGCAAGAAGATGGTTGAAGCGGGCAAGCTATACCGCAAAGAAGACATTGTGTCGATGGAGAATGTAGCGGTTAATCCGGGATGGGGGCCGAACGGTGCGGACACTTACGATATTTGGTTTTACAAAGGCGGTGGTAACTGCCGACACTTTTGGGAAAAGCGTGTATATGTAGATGCAACAGGTGCTAAGATTAACCCTAATGACCCGGATGCAAAACGTATCGCTGTATCACTTGCTGAACGTATGGGATATAAAGTGCGCAACAATTCATTAGTGGCAAAGCTACCTGAAGACATGCCTTATAACGGCTTTCTACCAACTAACCCTATTTACGGAAATCAATAATTACAACTATGCCAGAAGTATTACTAATATCAGAGAACTATATCAAAAAATATAGCACGGTGAACGGAAGTGTTGACCCTAACCTGTTATACCCATCAATCTATTTAGCACAGGACAAATGGCTACTTCCCTTTTTGGGAACTGATTTGCTCAATAAGATTAAGGCCGATGTAGCCGCTAACACAATATCGGGCAACTATCAAGTATTACTTGTCGATTACATCCAAAAGATGCTCCTGTGGTGGGTTATGGTGGATGTTACGCCTAACCTTTGCTATCGTATGGACAATGGCACGCTAGTGCAACGTCAAAGCGAAGACACCGTGCCGGTATCGGATGCGGTCATGAAGGACATGATAGATCGTGCAAGGCAAAACGCACAGCATTACACTACGTTGCTTGTCGATTACTTATGCGCCAACAGCAGTTTGTTTCCTGAATACAGCACGGCGCAATGGCCTGACCGTTCACCACGAACAGACGTGACCAACACACTTAACTACCAGTTCAGCACGGGCAACACGTCCACTTCATTCCGTCCTACCTACTCACGAAATATCATTAACAGAATACCATGAGTGAAAAGAAGACACTAAAGCAAGATTACACCGAGCGTTTGCGCAAGTATGAGCGTGAACTATCACTAAAACTACGTGCCAATGGCAACAAAGAAGCAGCCAAACCCACAACCAAATAAGGTTGATGTAAAAGGATTGCGCTACAAGCTGCAATTGTTCGACGGCTTTTGGTCTATACCACTTGCCTTTTTGCTATTTGCTGTATCGGGCACGGTGTCGGTTGCCTATTTTGGTGATGCACTCATAAGCACGGAATACATCCAGTATATTGTCTTGGCTGCAATGGTAATGGTCTTTGCCAACTTCGTGGTTTTTTTGGGCATCAGGTTCAATTTTCGGGCATTGCAACGGGAGATATACAACAAAGAAGTTAAGTATGAAATAAACACCTATCTAACCACATGGCAAAAGGTTGTGTTATACCTGCTCTTATATGCGTTCTACTTTGCTGCATACCTGTATATTTTACACATGCTGATGACGGTTACTGCGTAAGGGTAACGGCTTCGTCATTTGTTGGTGTAAAGGAAAAGGGCGGCAACAACATGGGCTTTAACGACAAGGCTCTGCTTGTGCTAATGAAGCAGGAAGGTTGGAAGCCCGGCTATGCATGGTGTTCTTTTTTTGTTATGGCTATGCTTAACGAGTGCGGCATTGCGCACACTATCACAGGTTGGTCACCTACAGCGTACAATCGAAAGGACGTAATCTTTACCGAGGGAAAGTTTGTGCAAGCATTTAGCGACAAGGATGCACTGGTTATGACGTTAAGCTATAACAGCTTTAAAGGTAAAAGGTACAAGGGCATAGGGCATACAGGCATAGTTGACAAGGTAGGCAAGTATTCAGTACGCACCATTGAGGGTAACACCAATGAACAGGGCATGCGCGATAGTCGCACACGCGATGGGGTATACTACAAGATTCGCCCACTATCAAAAAACTTACATATTACGCGATGGAAAAAAGGACAAAGCTCTTAATAGGACTGGGTATTGCAATTCTTGCACTAGCCATAGTGTTCACGGTGCGCACATGCAACAAACCTGTAACAAATCCTGCTATAAAAAGATTACAGGATGTCAATGATTCACTCTACCAAATCATTGAAGCCAACAACGCCAAGACCGATAGCCTATTCATTAAGATTGATTCGCTCAACATGCATCAAGACACCATCATTCAACAGCAACAAATCACCAATGAAATTTACCGCAATGAAACTTACAACATTCTTTCTGCTACTCCTTCTGCTACCAACAATCAGTTCCGCACAACGCTCAAAAAATCGGACAGCCTACTCAAAGCAGGATTTTACACCCGAACTTACAACTTACGATCAGCAACTTTTCAGTCTCAACTACAATAGCATGTTGTAAGGAAATCGACAGCTTGTACCAAATGGAGCGGTTAAAAGTTACATACTACGCAAAGATTACAGGCATTCAAGCGGATAGTTATGAAACGTTGGCTGAAATCTACAAGAATAAGCAAAGCATTGATAAGGCCATTGCCACTGAGAAAGACAATGAAATCAAAGAACTAAAGAAACGTAACAGGCGGTTAATAATTACTAACACGGCTATGACTTTAGGTGTCACAGCCTTAGCTTTTTCTACTATATATTTTGCAATACTATAATCATGGACATTCAGCCAAGAGATATCATAACAATAATTGGTGGAGCGGTATCGCTCACGGGATTGTATTACGCATTGAAACGCGATGTAGTAAAAGTGTCAAGCGCACTAGGTAAAGTCGAATCATATCATAAACGGGAGGTAACAATGCTATCCGAATCCATTAAAGAAACCAAGGACGAATTTAACACCAAGCTAAACGTTATGAAAGAGGAACAAAATAAAGCCATTGACAAGCTCGAAAAGAAGATTGATGTGATTGCTGCACAGAACCTAACTATCAGCACCAATCTTGCGGAGTTAGCCGGGTTTATCAGGGGCACTAAATAGCACTACATGCAGGGACAATATGCGGAAATCTACAAAGAGATACACGCAGGCGAGGGTACGATAGCAGACCGCATTCGTGCCGCTATGAAGCGTCATAAGATTGACATGAAATACGGCTCATTTGAGCGGTTGTATTTCGGTTGGCGTAAAAGACATAGCGTCGAACTTGAAACCCCTGTTAAAAAGCATGTAAATGGCAACCTGTCCAAGCTTGAAAACCATTTTGCCGACTTCGGTAACATGGTCAACGAGTTGATGCCTGAGCAGAGCAACCCGCTCGACCTGCCACCATCACAGGAAGCACACTACAAACCGTTCAAGCTACCGATAAACCACAACAACATCCTGTTGCTATCGGATATTCACGTGCCGTATCACAACATACAGGCTTTAACGCTTGCATTGAAGTATGGACTGGAGAATGAAGTCAACACCATCCTTCTCAATGGTGACGTTATCGACTTCTATGCAATCAGCCGCTTTGAGAAAGACCCGCGTAAAAGAAACTTTGGACATGAAGTGTTAATGACAAGGCAGTTTCTTGCCACACTACGCAAGCTATTCCCGAACGCTGCTATCTATTACAAGTGCGGAAACCATGATGTACGTTACGACCACTATATCATGCGCAATGCACCTGATTTGTTGGGTATGGATGAGTTCAATTTTGAATCACTCATGCACCTAGATCAACACAAGATCACTTTTATCCCGGATAAGCAAATCATTCACGCAGGCAAGTTGACTATTTTACACGGGCATGAACTTGGTGCATCGGTCTTCAGTCCTGTAAACATCGCACGCGGTTTATTCTTACGTGCAAAAGACAGCGCATTGTGTGGACACCATCACCAAGCCAGTGAACACACCGAGCCTAACATCAATGGCAAGCTAACAACGTGTTGGAGCGTTGCGTGCTTGTGCGAGTTGCATCCCGATTACATGCCCATCAACAAACACCACCATGGCTTTGCACATATCCGTATAATGGACACAGGCGAGTTTGAAGTAAACAATTACAGAATTGTGAATGGAAAGATTAGATAAGAAAAAGGCTCCACGTTAGGAGCCTTGTTCTATCAATCAATAACAAAAACAATAATGCAATG